CTATCTTTAATTTCCCAACTGTCACTTTTAATTTCTTTTTTTGTTTTTGTTTTTGTTTCCATAATATAATATAATATAATAATTAAAAAAGACCCCGCCGAAGCGGGATCTTATTATTGTTTTTAAGCAATAGTAATTGATGTAATATCAGCCATATTAACTGTGATAGCAGGGCCAGAAGCTCCATTACCTAGTTCTATAGCATCATTTATAGCATCTCTTATTGTACTAAAGTCAGACTGTGTTGGATAAAGCAACGTGGCAGTATCTACCGACGTGTTTTCTCCAAACGTTAAAACAATACCTGTAGCGGTTGGTACACTCACGTGCATCACATCGTCACAAGGTATTAAATCAGCTCTACCACCATTAGTAGAAGCTGTTTTTCCGAATTTTATATATCCCATTTTCTTATTTTTTAAATGTTAATAATTAATTATGCTCCTTTGAATAACACGAAGTTATTAGCAGCTTGTGTAACTAAACATCTTTCAGATAAGAAATTGACTCTCATAGCATCAAGATCAGAAGTGTAAGCACCACCAACAGAACCGGTGATCCAAGACTTATAACGTCTGTCTTCAGTTTCTGAAGCTCTATATCTTACATGCAAGAAAGGACGTCTGATATTAACACCCATCATTTGGTCATACACAGTTGTAGTTCCAGCAGGTATCATAACACCATCTATTTCTTTGTCTAGACCTCTAGTAGTAGCATCATTTAGATATTTCCAATCAGTCTTGTAGAAGTCGTAAGAACCTCTTCTGAATCCTGAAAATCCAAAATTAAGAGCCATATCTTCTTCATTGTCAAATAGACCGTAAGAAGCTGAAGCAGTAGAAGCAAAACCTCCACCAGCCATAGCTGCGATCATATCATCAAAGTCAAGAGCCGTAGATCTTGATAAGAATAACATGTTTTCTTCAATAGCACCTTGCTTGTCTAGTTGTTTTAGGATAGCATCAAAATCACCTAAAGCGCCAGAACCAGGAGCAGCAGCTCCAGAAAAACCAGAGTATACATTACCTCTTGCTCCAATAGCTTCAAATAATCCTTCAGAACCTTTAACATTAGCTGTTCCAGAATTGCCATAAGCAAAAGTTTCAGCAACATTACCGTGAGCAGCTGTGTCATACTTAACTGATTCAACCATAGACATTTCTAGGTAATCGTCAAATCTTAATCTTGTTTCAGACTCAGACTTTAAATACCATAAGTATCCAGATGTTCCATCTTCAGTAGCAACTTCAACCCAACCAATTTGAGCAGTATCAGAACCATTAATCTCAAAATTATCTTTTAAAATAATTGGAGAATTAGAAAACTGAGTAAATTGTGGCTGAATAGTACCAGTCATTCCAGTAGCACCTTTTGCAAATTCAGAACCGTATACAAACAAAGTACATCCACCAGCAACTTTTAAAGAAGCAGGTAAGTTAGCATAAGTTGTTTCGTATATAGTTACATCTAAAACATTTAAAGTTCCACCAGTTACAGTTTGAACTAAACCTTTAGCGGTTACTAATCCTGTAGCTTTGTCAGCAATTAAAACAGATTGACCAGCTCTTACAGCTCCATTAGGTGAATCAGCTAAGGCTAAATCCAAAGTAACTGTCATTCTCTGTGCACTTGCAGAAGCAGTTACAACAGCTTTTTCGTAAGCTACGTGTAATCTATTTTGTTCAGACCAAACAACTTGATCAGATGTCATAGGCATTTCAGCTCCTACCATTCTCAAGAAACCAGACAAAGTCCTGTTTCCGTATCTTTCTACTTCTGCTTCGTAAAGCTCAGGTAGATATTGTTGCGCAAAGTCGTTAGCACCACCTGTAAAATCTAGGTAGTTAGTATTAAGTGCTAATCTGTTTTGAGCAGGCTTAATTTGTGCAGGAAAACTCCCGCCAGTATTAAAACTCATTTTATTTATTTATTAGTTATTTTTTTTACTTTTTATTTTTAACTTAGAACTATCAACACCAGATATTGCTTTTACTCTAAAACCATTAATAAATGCACCTTCAGACGCAGGCGTCCTTGATTCTATATTTATGTTTTTAGATTTAGCTACTACATCTTTAACAGCGTCGGCTTTACCTTGCTCATAAAAATGTTTTGCTATAGTATCCGCATTATCAGCTGCGTAAATAGCTTTATGATAACCAACATGATCTTTTACACTTCCATCTTCGTTTAAGAACTTCTTAACAAAATGAGATAAGTTTGATTGGCTTTTAGCAAGTTCTGAAGGATTAGAAACGCCATACCTAAATTTCTTTTCTCCAACGTTGAAATCAAAACCTTTGAATTCATCAGAGAACATTTGATTAGTTAGCTTTTCAAATTCAGAATGTTGCTTGGTTGCTATATCTTGCTCTTTGTTATATCTATTGAAAAAGTCCGTTGCTTTCTTTTGCTCTTGAGTTACGCCGGGTCTCAACTTGATTTCGTCGTAGTATTTACTCTTTGTTTGCTCTAGAAAATTACGTGCTTTAGCAATCTCTTCTTTAAAGGCGAGTTTCTTTTTCTTTATATCTCGCTCTTCATCCACTTCTTCATCCCATGAGTAGTTGTCTTCTAATATGAAGTCTACTTCATCATGTTCTAGGTGTGGTTTAGTCTGTTTGTAGTATTCTCTTAATAAAACATTTTCATTTATATTTGTATAGTCAGCGTTTAATCTAACATAATCAGCTACGTCTCCGCCTGTTTCTTCCATAAACGAAACTAACTTTTCGATGTTTTCTGGTAATTGTCTACCTATTGTTTCTTCATCTCTAACAGCCTCTTTTAATTGTTGTTCTACTACTTTAGTTTCTTGCTTTACCTCTTCTTCAGTTATTTCTTGAATTATAGGATTTTCTTTACTTTCAACTACTTCTTCTTTAACATCTTCTATAACCTTTACTGGAGTTTCTTCTGCTTTTGTAATTACATTAACTACTGGAGTTTCTTCAGTTTTTGGTTCTTCTTTCTTAGTTAAATCAATTTTAGTTGTTTGCATAGATGTAACCATTTTTTTAGGTTTACCCATCTTTTTTTTAATTTTTAAACCTTCTTTTGTATCATCTACAACTGGTCCTTCTTTTTTTGTTTTTGACATAATATAATATAATAGTTAATAAAAAATTATTGTGGAGCAAATTGCTCTAATCCAAATCCACTAAGATTGTCATTTCCTGCGGATTCAAAATTCGTTGGTAATAAATCATTTTGTTTCTGATCTATCATTTGACTCTGTTGAGTTCCTATAAGTTTAGCTCGTTTATCTTTACGATCTTCTATGAAAGTTTCTTTATTTCTTTCAGCCTCACCTTTAGCTTGGGTTAGCTGTATATTAAAATCAAACTCAATTTGCATCAACTCTCTTTTTATTTCAGCTTCTCTTTCCATTTTAGTTATAGAAAATTGAGATTTACCTTGCTCTATTTGTAAAGTAGTTTGAGCTAAGGCTTGCTGCTTTTGTATTTCAGCCATAGCAGTTCTCTCTGCTGTCTCTGACTGAGCTTGTCCTTGAGCTGCTATAGTAGCTTGTTGAGCTTCTTGATCTGATTTTTGTTTTTGCTTTCTTCTTTGTTTTAGCAATTGATTAGCTAACTTTAAATTGTTAACTTGTCTAATGTCAATAGCGTCTTCTAAGAATATTTGACCGCTTTGTAAAGCAACTTGTATATTCTGTTCTAATTGAGCTTTTTCTTCTTCGTCTGGTACCAGGTCTAAAAATATACCAAAGTCATAGAGATGAAGATTATATATATCCTCAAGCGTTCCTACGTTGTAAGAACTAATGCTAGATTTTAAAGCTTCTCTAGTTAAATCAAACTCTAGACAATCGCCAACTCTAAGTGCTATGTTTTCACATGTTCTTAATGTTAGGTATAAACTAGCCTGAACAATATGTCTAGTAGCTGTGTTAGAATTAGCTATAGCTAATTTTTGTAAACCAACTAAAGAGTCAGCTGCTGGAGAACTTCCATCTCTAGCTTCGTTAAGACCAGTAACATCTCTTATCATTTGTAAGTAGTATTGATAAGTTTGTATAAGACCTTGTATCTTATTCATACCGCTAGATGTAGATAATTCTTGTATTGGAACTTTGCCGGGGTTTTGACCACCGTCTTGAGTCATAGATCTTCCTATAATACTACCAGTTTGAAAATACA